AACCACTGGCACAGCAGGAGCAGCTAGCTTTGCAGGCGCAGGTGCAGCTTCAGGAGCTTTAGCAGGCTCTTTATCCAAACTAGCAGGTCCTGCTGCTATAGGTGCAGTAGTTGTTGGTATGGGTAAATTGACTGCATTTACTTTAAGAGCAGGTATGGAGTTTGAGGATTTAAAAGACTCTCTTGACACCGTATTTGGTTCAGTTGAAGCAGGTGATAAACAGTTTGACAGAATTCTAAGATTTGCTCAAACAACACCTTTTCAAATTGACACGGTAACAAAAGCATTTATCAGTCTAGGTTCTGTAGGAATAGAGCCAACAAGCAGAATGATGCAAGTATTTGCAGACACTGCTTCGGTTGCTATTGATCAAAGAGGAGCTTTTGAAGCTCTTATAAGAGTAGTACAAAGAGCTGAAGCAGGAGCATTAGGTTTGCAAGAATTAAATATGTTAGCCGACAGAGGTATTGATGTATTTAAAGGTCTTAAAGATGAGTTAGGACTTTCTAGGCTAGAGCTAACAGACTTTGGTCAGACAGCAGGTGGCGCAAAAATTATTGTTGAATCACTTACAAATGTTTTAGAAAAACAATTCGGTGGTGCAATGGTAGCCAAAATGGATAACCTTTCAGTTGCAGTATCAAATCTACAGATTGCATTTAAGACATTGGGTAACGAAATATTTGAATCGCAAGTAGGAGATTTTTTTAAAAATCTAACTGCACAAGCAACAGGAGCAGTAAACGCTATAGCTACGGCAATTGCTGCTATGCGTGGAAGTGGTCTTGGCATAACTCTGCAAGCACCTCAGTTAAATGCTGATATGAAGTTTGAACAAATGCAAAAAGAACGAGCAAGAGCAGCTCACAGTAATATAAAAACAATTACTGATGAAATGAGGAGATTGGCAACTACCTCTAAAGATAATGCTTTTACTAAATTTATGAGTGCATTTGATTTTAAAAATCTAAAGTTTGGTTCTATTGGAGCTATGAAAGAATTTTCTGATGGTCTAATGGCTGCAGGAGTAAGTGCTGATGATGCTAAATCATTAATTAAAAACTTAAATAAAGAATTAATAGCACAAACCGAAGCCTTTGCACAGGCTTCAAAATCACAATCTGTATTAACAACAGAACAAAGAAATCAAATGCTTGAAGCAGGAAAATTAGTCAGGGTTTATGGTCTTGTTGAAAAACACCAAAAGGATTTGCTAGGTGACACCGATTTGTTGGCATTTGGTATGAAAAATCTAACAAAAGTATTTGAAGATAATAAAGATAAACTTAAAGAATTAAAAATTTTTAGTGAAACAGAACTTGAGGGAGTCTTAAAAACTATTTCTAGTGAAGCTGATGATGTTGCAGGCTCATTTGCTGAAGTATTAGCACCTGCAATACAATCAATGTCTTTAGCTTTTACAAATGATTTTGTTAATGCTCTTATGGCAGGTGAAAACGCTTTATCAAGTTTTAAAGATTTTTCTAAGCAAATTGTTGCACAGATCATATCTACTTTCTTACAAATGGCAGTTGTCAATGAAATATTAATGATGATATTTGGACAAAGCGGTCTAAAAGTCAAAGACTTTAAACTACCAACATTAAGTGGTAGAAATGCAGGTGGCGGTACAGTACAAGGCGGTGGTGCTTATATGGTTGGTGAGCGTGGTCCTGAAATATTTGTTCCTAATACTGGTGGTAAAGTAATGAATAACATGAACAGCAAAAACGCTATGAGCGGTGGTCCAAGTATTGTAGTCAATCAGTCTATAAACTTTGCAACAGGTGTAGTGCCTACCGTAAGAGCAGAAGTAGTAAAAATGATGCCACAGATAGCAGAAGTAAGTAAAAATGCTGTAGCAGAAGCTGCAATGCGTGGCGGTAACTACAGGAGAGCATTACAAGGTGGCTAAATTAATATCAATGCCTACGAGTCCTAACTTTGTAACAAGCAACTGGTCGCTTATCAGAACTGTGGGTACAACAACCAGTCCCTTTACTGGAAAAACCAAAACTCAAGAATTTGATGGTGTCTATTGGACAGCAGAGGTATCTCTACCGCCCATGCGTAGATCACAAGCCGTAGAATGGCAATCTTTTCTTTTGGAACTTAACGCAACTGTAAATCACTTTAAATTTGCTGACCCTGATGCACTTACAAACACAGGAACATATAGCACAGGGCATCTTACATCTGAACTAAGAACAAACAGCAGTTCAGTAACACTATCTTTTAGTGGCTCAACCATAACAGCAGGTGCTTCTACTTTTGGAAGTGCAAAGGTGGGTGATTTTATAGTTGTTACTGGTGCAACCAACGAAGATAACAATGGTACACATAAAATAACAACAGTAACCAGTGCAACAGTAGTCGTAACAACAAGCATATTCACCACAGAATCAAACACAGCAAGTTGCAAGGTTAGAACCAATGTCAAGGGTGCTACTGGATTATCGCTTCTCGCTTCCACAAACGCTGCCAGTGGCACTATTAAGAAAGGAGACTACTTACAGATACAATCGGCTGCGAACACCACAGGCACGCCCACACAGATAGTAATGGTTACGGAAGATGCAACGGCAACAGCAGACGGTGCAAAAGATTTCTATGGTGTAGCCATACAACCTAAGCTAAGATCAGACCTAGCGACAGGGCATTACGCAGTATTCACAAATCCAAAGGGAACATTTAGGCTCATATCTAATGAGGTTAGTTGGTCAGCAGACCGAATATCTAACTACGGCATTAGTTTCTCTTGTATTGAGGTAATTTAATGGCTACTAGGCAGGGTTTAGATAGTTCTATCGTAAATCGTCTAGGTGCGGATGAACAAGCCTTGTTCTTTGCGGTAAAAGCAGAGTTTGATACTGATGATATTCTTGTATGGTCAGGCATAGATGATCTTGTCATAGGCTCAGATACATACGCAGGAGCAGGACAATTACTATCAATATCTAACTCAGAAGATAATTTAGAATTAAAATCTAATGGATTGGTTATCGCTTTGTCAGGCATGGACACAACAGTTGTTAATTATGCACTTACAGAAAACTATCAAAATAGACCTTTAACATTATTGATGGGTTATGTGATGGGTGGCACTGACGAGGTTGCAGGAACGCTAACATTATTCAAGGGAAGAATGACAAGTCTTGTTATTAATGATACGCCTGAAGGCTCTACAGTTACCATAGATGCGGAAAATAGATTGGTAGACCTAGACAGACCATCAAACTTTAGATACACAAAAGAATCACAGAACTTTTTACATTCAGGTGATACTGGATTTAATCGTGTTGCTTCACTACAAGACAAGCAAATTAACTGGGGCAAAACATCTGATACAGCAGGTGGTGGAGCAGGTGGTGGCGGAGATAATGGTAGGGGTCGTGATGAATACAGTCATATTCAAAGAAACTAATGAAAAAACTACCTAACTGGCAAGCTATGTTTGATTCCTTTGTAGAACACAATAACTTTGATTTTAAGTGGGGGCAGAATGATTGTTGCAAGTTTAGCAATGCTCTTATAAAACAAATAACAGGCGAAGATTTAATTCCTAAAAAATTAAAGTGGCATGATGAAGAAAGTGCCATGAAAGCTATAGCATCTTATGGCGGTAATTTAGAAACAAGCATAGAGAAATCCTGTAACGCAAAAGGCGTAGGTGAGATTAACAAAGCCTACATGACTTGCGGTGATCTTGTTGTTTATGAACAAAACGGCTCTAGTCTTGTCGGTATGTGTAATGGATTTGGAATACTAACGCCTACAGATGATGGTATAGGTGTGGTTGATTGTAGTTTAGCCCATAGAGTGTGGAGATTTGATTAATGGCTAAACAAATTAAAGCTGCTTTAACTGCAGCTATTATAGTTTTTGTTGCTTCTGCTACATTAGGCGGTGGATGGGCTTTGACTTGGTCTGCTATGACAACAACTGGTACAGCAGCATTTATGGCTGCATCTACTTTTATAGGAACACTTGCAACTAGCTTAATCGGTGGCATGACATCTAAAGGTATAAATGCTTCGGCAGGCAACTTTGGCTCTAAGTTTGCAACTCGTGCGCCACTTGCACCTAGACAAATTGTTTATGGTGAATGTCGTGTCGGTGCAACTATAGTCCATGTAGAAACAACTGGAACAGATAATTATTTGTTGCACATGGTAGCAGCTATTGCAGGACACGAAATAGAAAGCCTAGAAACGCTTAGACTAAATGATATAAATACCACAACCACAACATCAACAATAAGCGGTTCAACAGTTTACACCGTTACTAATTCTGATTTTACAAATACAGAGAATGACAATAATTTTGGTAGTGGCAGATTAGTTCGTTACTCCTTTGAAGATGGAAGCCAAACAGCAGTAAACGGTTTTATGGATGCACAGCTTGCAAGCATGGGTACAACAGATAAATTTTTGGGTGTAGCTTATGTATATATACAGATGGTATTTGATGCAGAAAAATTTGGTGGTGGAATGCCTGCAATATCATTCAAAGTAAAAGGCAAAAATGTTTACGACCCAAGAACCAGTGCAAATGCTACGACAGATTTACAAAGATCAAATCCTGCTTTAATTATTAGGGACTATTTAACAA